CAAGCCGCCTATCCCGCAGCACTCAGCAGCTCTGCGAGATTATTTCCACCGTGAAGGAGAAACGACTGCGCCTGGTGATCCTGGGCAGCATCACTATTGATTGCCGCGAAGAGGAGATTGATCCCATGAGCCAGGCATTCATGCAGATGAGCGCGGTATTTGCCGAACTGGAACTCTCCATGATCCGCGCCCGGGTAAAGAGCGGCATGGCCAATGCCAGGGAGAAAGGCGCGGCCATTGGCCGCCCGAGGGTGACGGCGGACGACATTCCCGCCATATTCTACCGCCACTATCCCGCCTATGCCGCCGGGAACATGAATATCGCTGAGCTGGCGCGGGTGTGCATGCTGTCGCGTACCACTGTATATAAATACCTGAAAATGATCGAAGGTCGGGAAAATGCGGATTCCTGAAAATCGATCACAAAAGGGACGTTTTGTGTGGTATAATGAATATAATCAAAGAAATGTGAACCGAACGAACGGGGCAGCCGAAAGGCCGCTCCGTTTTTGTTTACCGGAAAGGAGGAATGCGGTGTGACTGACCGCGATAGGCGTTTTATTGATGAATACAGGATTGACTTCGATGCGCAGGCAGCGGCCATCCGCGCCGGATTCAGTCCTGCAACTGCCCGAAATGCTGCGGCATGGATCCATCCGGAGCATCCGACGAAGCCGCAGCTGCGCAAATTGCTCGATGAAGAGCTTGCCAGACTGGGGCGGCGCAGCGGTGTGACCGCAGAGCGCCTGATCCATGAACTTGCGCTGGTGGCTTTCGCCAACATCAATGATATTGCCAACCCGAACACCGGTGAATTGCTGCGGGACATTACCCGCGAGGACGCCGCCGCCGTGGCGGAGATCCGCGTATCCTCCAAGGGCAGCGAGGTGCGCATGCACGATAAGCTCCGGGCCATCGAATTGCTGGGCAAGCGGTTGAATCTCTTTGATGATAAGCTCACCCTCAAAGGCGAGGCAGGCGCGCCGCCCATTGTGATCAGCGGCGCAGAGCTGCTGGAGGATTGATATGCAGGCGCAGAATATGCGTTTGCCGGAGCTGGTGGGTAGGGGTTACGGAAAATTCTGGAATTTCAAAGGACGATACCGTGTGGTGAAGGGCAGCCGCCGAAGTAAGAAATCCAAGACCATGGCGCTCTGGCTGATCGCAAACATGATTGCCTATCCGCAGGCGAATGCGCTTGTGGTGCGTAAGACCTACCGCACCCTCAAAGATTCCTGCTTCACGGAACTCAAATGGGCGATTCACCGTTTTGCTGTGGATGACTGGTGGACAATTAAGGAGAGTCCATTGGAGATGACCTATAAGCCTACGGGACAGAAGATTTATTTCCGGGGACTGGACGATCCGTTGAAGATTACGTCCATTTCCGTGGAGGTGGGTGCGCTGACATGGATGTGGATTGAAGAAGCCTATGAAATCACCAATGAGGCAGATTTTGATACACTGGCAGAATCCATGCTGGGTGACTTGCCCGAGGGTCACTTCAAACAGATTACCCTCACCTTCAATCCGTGGAGCGACAAGACATGGATAAAGAAACGCTTCTTTGATCGGGCGGATGATGATACTTTCGCCATGACCAGCAACTACTTGTGCAATGAATGGCTTTCGGATGCAGACCGCAGGGTATTCGATGAAATGCAACTGCGAAATCCAAAGCGCTACCGGGTGGCGGGCTTGGGGGACTGGGGCGTGTCCGAGGGACTGATCTTCGAGAATTACGAAGAGAAACCCTTCGATCTGGATGCGATCCGCTCCATGGCAGGAGTGAAGAGCATCTTCGGCCTGGACTTCGGCTATGTGAACGACCCCAGCGCCCTGTTCTGCGGGCTGGTAGATGTGGCCTCGAAAACCATCTGGGTATTTGATGAGATGTACGGCCGCGGCATGAGCAACGAGCGCATCCATGAGGAGATTGCGCGCATGGGCTATGCTAAGGAACGCATCCGCGCGGACTGTGCCGAGCCCAAATCCATCGACCGCCTGCGGGAGCTGGGGCTTACCCGCATCCGCGCCGCTCGCAAGGGCCGGGACAGCGTGCGCAACGGCATCGACGCCCTGCAGGACTACAGGATCATCGTCCACCCTCGCTGCGTGAATTTCCTGACGGAGATTTCCTGCTACTGCTGGGATCAGGATAAGGATGGGAAATGGCTCAACGAGCCAGTAGATGACAACAACCACCTGATGGACGCCATGCGCTACGCATTTGAAGAGATTGGCGCGGGCAGCGCCTTCAGCTTTGATTAGAGGTGAAAACGCATGTTTAATTTCGACAGCCCGAGACCCATGGGGCGCCTGGGTGTCGATGGCGTGGTGACGGATAAGGAGTTTGTAGAAAAGGAAATCAGGAAATTCAAAACTTCCGGCGCCCGGGCGGAGATGATTGCAGGCGAGGCTTATTTTGAAGGCAGACACGATATCCTGCGCAAGAAGCGCACAGCTATCGATAATTCCGGAGGTCTGATCGAGGTGAAAAACCTGCCAAATAACCGCATTGTGGACAATCAGTACAGAAAAATGGTAATTCAAAAGGCAAATTACCTGCTGGGAAGACCTGTCTCCTTCGATACAAAGGACAAAGCCTACGCGCAGGCATTGGGAGAGGTATTCAATATGCGCGCCATGCGCCTGATGAAGACTGTTGCCAAGGCTGCGCTGAATCAGGGCATTGCCTGGATTGCGCCGGGCTATGACGAACAGGGGAACTTTGTACTACGCCGCCTGAACGGATACGAGGTGATACCTGGATGGCGGGACGCCGGACATACCATGCTGGATTACGCCATCCGCGTTTACGAGGTGATTTCCTACTCGGAAAAGGAAGAGAGGATCATCGAAAAGGTGGAAGTGTACGACGATGGCGGCGTATCCTACTTCGTTCTGGAAGGCGGGGCGATCAAGCCGGAGCCGCCCTTCCGTCAGCCGTACTTCCACATGGGGGACGCGCCTATGAACTGGACCCGCATTCCGATGGTGGCGTTCAAGCGGGATGAGGGAGAGACGCCGCTGATCCGCAACATAAAATCCCTGCAGGACGGCTTGAACGCCATCGAATCGGCATTCCAGGACAATATGCAGGAGGACAGCCGAAACACCATCATGGTATTGGTGAACTACGACGGCGAAAACCTGGGCGAGTTCCGGCAGAACCTTGCCAGTTACGGCGCGGTAAAACTCAGAACCATTGACGGTGTGCCCGGAGACCTGCGCACGCTGCAGGTGGAAGTGAACGCCGAAAATTATAAGGCGATCCTCGACATCTTCAAAAAAGCCATCATTGAGAATGCGATGGGCTATGACGCCAAGGATGAACGCATGGGCGGAAACCCTAACCAGATGAACATTCAGAGCATGTATTCCGATATCGACCTGGACGCCAACGATATGGAATCGGAATTTCAGATGGGCATGGAGGAACTGCTCTGGTTTATACGGGCACATCTGGCCAACAGCGGCAGCGGTGATTTTGACGGCGCGGATCTGAAGGTGATCTTCAATCGCGACACCCTTATCAACGAAGGCGAAGTGATTGAAAACATCATCCGTTCCGAAAGCCTGCTCTCCGAAGAGACCCTGATCGCCAACCATCCATGGATAGATGATCCTGCAGAAGAACTCAAACGCCTGAAAAAACAGCGGGAGGATGAATCTGCAGGCGTGTACGGCAAGGCCTTCAAGCGGGCTGTGCCGCCCGAGGGTGACGATGAATGACGGAAAAACAGAAGGAGAAAAGCCGGGCCTATTGGAAGGAGCGCTTTGAACAGATTGAGGACGCGCGCCACAGGGATGCGGATGGCTTTATCCGCAGGGCACAGGAGGCGGTCCGCGAGGCGGAAACGCAGATTCAGGCGGATATCCTGAAATGGTATCAGCGCCTTGCGGAAAACAATGAAGTGAGCCTTTCCGAGGCTCGCCGCCTGCTGAAAGGCAATGAACTGAAGGAGTTCAGATGGTCGGTTGAGCGTTACATTGAAGCGGGCCGGGAATACGGCATGGATGGCAGCTGGGCAAAGGAACTGGAAAACGCATCCGCAAAATTCCACATTACTCGTCTTGAAGCCCTGCAGATGGATGTGCGCAACAGCTTTGAACGGCTCTTCGCAAAGGAAAATGCCGCTGTAAGCGACGCTGCCCAAAGGGCTTACCAGGAAGGATATTACCGAACGGTATTTGAGCTTCAGAAGGATGCGGGCGTAGGCTTCAATGTGGCGGCGATTGACCGCAGCGCATTTGAAAAGCTGGTCAAAAGGCCGTGGGCTGCGGATGGACAGAACTTCTCGGACCGGCTCTGGACAAAAAAAGAGGAGCTGTTCAATGAGCTCTCCCGCCTGATGCTGCGCAACATCACCCTTGGCAGGCCCCCAGGCGAGATTGTGGAAGCCATTGCGAAAAAGTTTGGTGCGCAGGAAAGGGACGCCGCGCGGCTGGTCTACACTGAATCGGCCTATTTCGGTACCCTGTCCCAGTTGGAAGCCTTTGAAGAACTGGATGTGGAATATGTGGAATTTACGGCCACACTGGATGAGCGCACGAGTGATGAATGTCGGGATGCGGACGGCGCGGTTATTCCGACGAAGGATGTGCAGCCGGGTGTGAACGCGCCGCCGCTGCATCCCAACTGCCGCAGCTGCCTTGCTCCTTTCTATGAGGAGATGAAGGGCGTGGGCGGCCGCTGGGCCAGGAATCCGAAGACCGGCAAAGGCAAAATTATTCCGTCCGGCATGAAATACAGGGAATGGAAAAAACAATATGTGGACGAAGCGGATACAGATTGACCGCTGCGCCCGCTTTCCGGCGCGGGCTATAAGCCCAGGCGGCGCACTTAACCTCCCCGCCGCTCCCACCCTCTTCTACCGCACCCTTTTACGGGAACTTTTCTTGTGCGGATGGTCGAAAGGGCGGGTAATGCGCCACCCTTTAAAAGATCGAAACGCCGAAGCACCGGCGATTTGATATGCGCCCGGCCCGGGGCGAAATAAACAGGGACGAATGATACCGGACTGAACCGGGGTAACAAATGTATTCGAGAGGAGAAAGAACATGAACAAGGAACAGCTGATGGCATTGGGGATGGATGAACAGACGGCGAAGAAGGCTGCCGAGGTATTTGCAGAGGAACTGAAGGGCTATGTGCCCAAGGCAAGATTCAACGAACTGCTCGCTGAGCGGGACGCTGCCCGGGAAGATAAGGGCAAACTGGAGGGACAGCTGGAGGAGCTGAAAAAGACTGCGGGCGACAATACTGCGCTGAAGGAGCAGATCGAGCAGCTTCAGAAGGGCAACAAGGCTGAGGCCGACAGGCACGCGGCCGAGTTGCACGCCCTGAAGGTGGATAATGCTGTGAGCCTTGCCCTGACCGAGGCGCGGGCGCTGAACCAGAAGGCTGTCAAGGCACTGCTGAATCTGGAAAAGGCGGAATTTGACGCCGATGGCAAAGTGAAAGGGCTGTCTGAACAGATCAAGGCTCTGATTGAGGCGGAAGATTCGAAATTCCTCTTCGGTGCGCCTGCTAAACCCGCCAAGGGCGCAAAGATGGGAGAACCCGGAGACGGTAAGCCCGGCGGTAAGGAGCTGAATGCAATGAGCTATGATGAACTCTGCGCTTATCTGGAAGCCAATCCCGGCGCACAGCTGAACTGACGGACCGCGGCTCTGGGGCCGCATCGATGAAAAGGAAGGATGAAATACAATGGCAAAGTTTGATGCAAAATCTTTCAATCCGCAGGCATTCAAGTATCTGGTGGACCGGGTACCGAACCTGCAGACCAACGAGCTGCGCAAATCCCGCGCGGTAAAGAGCAGCGGCGGCTACGGCGCGCTGATGGATGAACAGAACGGTACCGGCTATGCCCGTGTGGCCATGCGCGGCCTGCTGGACGGCGACGCCGTAAACTACGATGGCCAGACCGACATCACTGCCACCTCCACCAAGACCTTTGAACAGGGCGTTGTGGTGGTTGGCCGCGCCAAGGGCTGGACCGAGAAGGACTTCAGCTACGACATCACCGGCGGCGTGGACTTCATGGCCAATATCGCCCAGCAGGTGGCGGCATACAAGGATGGCCTTGACCAGGAAACCATCATTGCAACCCTGAAGGGCATTTTCGCCATGACCGGCGGCAAGAATGAGGAATTTGTAACCAAGCACACCACTGACGTATCCGCCGAAGGCGATGGCAAGGTGGGCGCGACCACTTTGAATACCGCCATCAGCAACGCATGCGGCGCGAACAAGAAGAAGTTCACCATGGTGATCATGCACAGCGTGGTGGCCACCAATCTGGAAAACATGAACCTGCTGGAGTTCCTGAAGCAGACCGATAAGGACGGCGTGACCCGCGATCTGGGCATGGCTACCTGGAATGGCAGGTTGGTGCTGATCGACGACGACATGCCCGTGGATGAGAGCGGCGATGAACCTCTCTATACCACCTATGTGCTGGGCACGGACGCCCTTACCCTCGAGGACGTGGGAGCAAAGGTGCCCTATGAGATGAGCCGCAACCCCGCAAAGAACGGCGGCGAGGACACCCTCTATATGCGCCAGCGCAAGGCTCTGGCAGTATTCGGTATCTCCTATGAAAAGAAGAGCCAGGCCAGCCTTTCTCCCACTGAAGCAGAGCTGGAGAACGGCGCAAACTGGGCGCTGGTCAATTCCGGCGAGGAGAGCGACGCCAACAGGAGCTACATCAACCACAAGGCCATTCCGATTGCAAAGATCGTATCCAAGGGTTAAGGCAAGGCCGGATGAAGGAGGCAGGACATGAACCAGAGGATTTCGGAAAAAACCCGCGAACTGCTGGAAATCGCAGGATATGCTCTGAATGACAGGGACCGGGTGTTGATCGAGATCTGCAGCGGCCACGCGCGGCAGGAAATCATGAACGCATGCAACCTTGCGGAAGTGCCCGAGGGACTGCTGGCCTGCGCCTCCAGGCTGACGGCTGCTGAATTTCTGCGGATGAAAAAGGCCACCGGCACGCTGGATGGCTTTGCGGGCGTAGATCTGACTGCTGCGGTGAAATCTATCCAGGAGGGCGACACTGCCGTTTCTTTCGACACAGCAGGCACGGCCAGCGCCGAACAGAGGCTGGACGCATGGATCATGGCCCTTGAGAGCTGCCGGCGGCAGCTGATCGCTTACAGGAGGCTGGCGTGGTGAAGGAATTTCGAAAAAAACTGGAAATGCTGTGGCTGGATAAATGCGAAGTAATCGTGAGCGAGCCTTACAGGCAGGAAAACGGCGCGACTGCCATGCGGGATAAGATCCTGCACAGCGATATTCCATGCAAGCTCTCCTTCTTCCAGAGCAATGCAAGCAACAATGCAGCCGACCTGCAGGGTCCGGCAGCCCCGGTGCAGCAGCTGGCAAAGCTGATCCTTGGCCCGGAGATCGAAGTGCCGCCCGGCTGCCGCATCCGTGTGATGCGGCAGGGCAGGGCGCTGCACTTCAAATCCACGGGACAACCGATGGTGTTTTTCAGTCACCAGGAGATCCTGATGGAGGCAGCGGAAACATGGGCGTAGACAAGCGGCAGCTGGAAGCCTTTCAAAAGCGGCTTAAACAGATGAACGCAACCCATCGACAGCAGTTCATGAAGCAGGCTGTAAAGGACAGCGCCGGCGCGATGCTGGGCGTAGTGATCAAAAATACACCGGTGGGCGATTCACGGGGAAACCATGTGGGCGGCGCGCTGCGCAGGGCATGGACATGCAGGACTGAGCAGGAGGCCGAAAGCGGCGCGAAAGCCCCCAGCGCGGCGGCATTTGCCAAGACGCTGGATGTTGAGCGCAGCGGCGAGGAATACAGCGTGGATCTGGTGAACCACATGCACTACGCATCCTATGTGGAATATGGGCACCGGCAAACGCCCGGGCGCTATGTGCCCGCCATTGGCAAGCGGCTGGTGAAGAGTTGGGTGGAAGGCCAGTTTTTCCTGAAGAAGAGCGAGACGGCATTCAATGAAACATGGCCGGCCTTCCTGCAGGGCAGGCTGGACAAATTCCTGAAGAAGCACTTCAAATGAGTCGTAGAGATGAAAGGGATGAAGAAGATTTGACGGAACTCAAGGGTGCATTTTCCGCCCAGATAATTGACGCCGCTGCCGCTGCCATTGCGGCTGTATGGCCGGAGTTCCCGGTGTACGACGAGG